CTGTAGACGAAATTCGATTTGTAGTTCCTGATACGGACGTAACGGTACCTACTGTTGGTGCTGCCCAACTTGGTATGCCGGCGGCTAATGTTAACACGTCAGCATTAGTGCCAACTGCTAGCTTCGATAAAGTGTTAGCTGCTGATGCATAGAGAACATCACCAGTGGTGTACGTTGTCTGATTGGTTCCGCCATTCGCTATGGAAACAGGACCGTTAATTGCCAAGTCCAGCGATGCGGTTAGAGCTGTTGGCTCGCTATAGGTGACGGTAAGCGAGCTATCAGTAGTAGTAAAAGCCCCTTTTCGTACTTTTGGAAGCGTCGATGATCCTACCCAAATTTGGCCGTCGGTATCTAGCTTTCCATCCCGTTCAGTTCCATCGAAAGACATGTTATCGGTAAAGGTTATAGTCTCATCACCGCGAATTGAATTGTTTCCTGCCAATTATTTACCTTCAGTCAACTGTTGACTGCTCCTATCGATTAATATTGTCCTACCCTACAATTCTGTATTCCATAAGTGAATTCCAATTGATTGATGTAGCAGCTATCCCTTTGACCTGTAAAAGTATGTTATTTCCTGAAACTGAAAGGAAAATATCAGATGCAGCCAATGATGGATCTTGAAAGGTATCATGGAATTCAGTGCCAAGCTCTACTGATGTTGCGCCATCTGTCCTGTATGCTCCAGAAAATGAGAATCCCGCAGATGCTGGTGTTGCTGACTCAAATAATTGAACGTTTCCATGTACGTAGAACGTTCCGGGTGTTGCGGTCATTGGAAGGGTTACTATTGTGGTTATAGTGGCATCAGCTGTGGTTAGAGCCGCAGTATATCGGTTTGTCAGCTGAACAGAAACAGTGCTTCCAGATCCAACCGTTTGAATTCCATTATCATTATTATCGGTTGAGTCTACCCCTAGAATAGTGATAATGTTCGCCGCTGGCGTTGCTGTTCCGCTATCTGTAGCAAAAGACGTAGATACTGACGGTGTACCTGATACTCCTAGATAGACCTGTGACATTCAAAGCCCCTGTTTATTTATAGCCGGCCATGATTAGACGGTCTGTGTTAGACGATGTTTTAGCGTAAACAATGGTTTTGTCCGCCAGTTCTTTTACTCCGGATCCCACATTTCCCACATTTCTAGCATTTGTTTGTGCATCAAAAATAAAAGTTCCACCAGGGGGAACAAAATCTTGATCGTCAACGCCATTGAATGAAAGAATTACTAGACTTGCAGACGAATTATAAAACTTGAATGAAAGACATGACCCGACTGTTCCAGTTCCGTTAACGGCTTGATACGTACCGGTTAAAGTTGAGGCATCGAAGTTAGTCAACACTTCAAAATCTAGCCTATTTCTCTCTGACATAAGACGTTCCTTTATTTATTCGATTTCTGGTGTGTCTGCTGTGTATGGTGTGTATTTCTATGTCTATTTTTCACAATACTACAAAAGATTTTCTAACACAACATTGATAGCTTGTACAGGGGATTAACCTAGTGCAGTCAAAAGAATTTATTGGATTTTCAGAGTGTCCACCGCTTCGAACCTTTGCGAATCAAGTCGGGTATCCAGTCCTGCAAAATATGGGGGCCATTACTGGCCCCCATTTTCTTTATAAACTTCGGTTATGCGATAGTTCCGCCGTTATTGGAAAAAATATTCCAATTTGTTCCATCGAACACCATACTGCATCCTTTACCTGTTGGATCGGCTGCAAAGGTGATTTTTGTGCCTTGTGAGAAGTTAGCCGGGGTAATCTTTATAGAGTCAGCTGCGTTTCCTGCTGCAACTACAGAGAAAATCTTAACCTGACCCGCGATTCCATCCGCAATGGTAACATTATCCTCATTACTGTCGCCATCCGTTGTAATCAGAGTTGTGACAGTTGAAACACTAGCTGCAACGCCAGCGTTATCGCTAGTGATGCTATCCGGTGTATAAACACATCTTCCAGTGTGTGCGATCGAACCAGCGGCATCTGAAACTACCAGAGTAATTGCACCTGCTGTTGCCTGTGAACTCGCAATGTTAACCTGAAGCGCAGCATCTAAATCTACGCCTCCGTTTGTTGAAACGAAGTTGATCGCGTCAGCACTTGCAAGACCGGATGTGAGTGTAACACCACCAACATCAGATTCAAGATGGACACTTGCCGCGCCTGTTCCCTGATCAGAATGTAGGCGAATCGTTTCACTAGTTCCAGCATTAGCGCGTAGATAAATTGAATCTGCTGAATCTTCTCCAGAAGTAGCAATGATACGACCGCCTGTTGAAGCTAGATCTAGATCAATTCCTGCCCCGGAAACACTGAAGTTTGAAGCCGCTGCTGCATCAATAGAAACAGCACCAGTTGAATCAATTGTGATCCCTCCGGTTCCAGCATCCACGTCGATACCGCCATCGGCTGCACTTGCTTGAATTCTAACAGAGTCTACTTGTGCTGCTTCACTAGAAATTAAACTTAATTGAAGTGCGCTAGATGCTGAAATACCACCTGCTGCCGATACTAACTCGACTGCTGAAACAGCTGCTTCTTCACCTTTAACTACTACTCGACCAGCTGACGACTGAAGCGTTAAATCTGCGGCTGCTGTTGTAACAGTAAAATTCGAAGCTGTAGCAGCGTCAAAGCTAATTCCTGCTGCTGTGTCGACTGTAATAGCTCCAGCGCTTGCAGATCCAACTACTACGGTAGAAGCAACTGCACCATCAGCTATGGTGACCGCCTTAGGATTTGTAGCACCTCCGGCAATTGCCACAGTAGTAGCACCTTCACCCGAACCTACTTGAACAATGTTAGTACCGCTGGAATCGCCTAGGGTCATTGTTCCTGTGGCTGCTGTGCCTCCGATGTCGATTGTGCCTGATGTAGTAGCTGCTCCGATGTTGTAAGTCGTTGAACCTACACCATTTAGGGCGAAATTTCCCGTTCCAGTATCTAGAATTAGAGCTGAGGCACCAGTCTTGTTACCGATGCTTGTGGTGTGAGCAATTGCGTTTACACCAATATCGACAGCGCCTGTTCCTGCCGTTACGACAAAACTAGAGGCTGAAGTATCGTTTCCTATTGTAATTACACGTTGCGCAGCGCCAGTTCCAATATTGATGTTATTTGCATCAGCGTCGCTACCAATTCCTATTACGCCCGCTGAGCTGTTAATCTCTAGGACTCCGTCAGCATCGAGTAGCAGAGTGTCGTCCGAGTTAATTGTGATGTCTCCAGCGCCGGTTGACGCTAGCTGGATCCCAGCGGTACCGGAGTTCAGTACGACTTGTGAGGCTCCCGTAACAGAACCAACAGTAACCACGTGGGCAGCTGCCGAGTTCCCGATTCCGATGGCTCGTGCAGTGGTACCAACTCCTAGGTTAACTGCATCTGCGCTATTATCGGATCCTAGATTTAATGCTGTGCCAGCGGTTAGAACTGTAGCCGATCCGCTAAGAGATGACAGTCCGCTTGCTGCAACAGTCGTAAAGCTACCAGCTGCTGCAGTTGTTCCGCCGATAGCGCCTGGAGCAGCCATTAAAGCAGCAAGAGAACCTGGATTGACTGCTAGCTGTGCGCCTGTTCCGCCCATGGTAGTACCTGCCACAACTTCTGCGTCTGTAGCCTCTTCAAATATACCCTTAACAGTTGTTGAACCGTTTGGAGCACCCGCAATAGCCAAATTATCCGCGTACGTTTTTGTACTTAGAGCTGTAGGTACAGTAGTATTATCTGCCCCGGCTAAAGTTACGTCTGTATTGATTTTCACAATACCAGCAACAGTTGTAGTTGCATCGACATTTCCCCCGGAATCCCAATTAGAATCAGAAACATATGTAAAGTATGCTCCAGTAGATTTATTGATCCACGATGTTCCCAATGGAAAAGAATTATCTGTAGTTGCTGGGTCTCTGTCTGCTACCTGGACACCTGGGTTTGAATCTGTGATTCCTAGATACCCAAGTGGATTTTCTGAATTAAATGTTGTCATACTGTCATCTCCTGACATGGATTTTTTTTAGGTCTTATTTGCTTGTGGTTATTTTTCTGACAAAATATCACATAAATCTTTTCTTGTTTTATGTTTTATGAAAGTTTTCTGTAAGAGTATCCACCATTTTTTAGCAAAGCACTTACAGAACTCCCTAGGCTAGGTGACTTAGATTTCCACCAAGTACCCCATCGATTACTACCAGTTGTTTTCGCTGGAATCGCTCCAGATTCTACAATTTGTGCAACTACTGGCGGGACGTTGTCATACTCGTATACTGGTCCGTCATCTTTTGAACGCTTTCCATTGAATTTAACTTTTAACTTTTTGCTGTTCTTATCATATTCGAAACCCCAAATATTGGAAGACGGAAGCCAGGCGCTTTCCATTCCGTCGACAGTAACTGGAATTCCTTCAGGTATCTCGCCTTGAAGTATTTCTATGACTTGCTTAAGACGTGCCGAGTTCGTAGCTATAGCCTGTAGATCAGGGTCTGGATACTGTCCAATGAAATTTACAAAAGCCCGAATGTCTCCACCTGAAGCAACCCAAAGTAGCCGTGCACTGTCTGGCACTAGCTCAGTCTGAGTGCTAGGTGATTCAACTTGTGATTGCTGTACAGAAGAAATTTTTGATTCTGCGAGTTTAAGAAACTGAGAGAATTTTGCTTTTGATTCTGGATTCAAATTTGACAAATTGGATTGTACGAAACCCACAAGACTTCTTAAGTCGCCCTTAAACTCGTCAATATTTATTTCCATTTGTTAGCTCAAGTATTTTTGTGAAAACTGATCTAGTAGTGCCGAAAATTGATCGTCTGTAGAGGAGTGTTGTTGCCCTGTATTTCTAACTTGAGGTGTCTGTTCTGCTTCAAAAGTTTCAATATCGTTTTCGATTGCTCCAGGTTTCTTAAGCATTCTACGGATAGTATTTACAACTTTCTTTACTGATGAGTCTGTATAAGATGCTCCTTCATGCTCTAGCTGCTCAAGTCTTTTTGTTAGCTTTCCAACATTTGATTTTGCCCTATCTGACAAATCAAAGAAACTTATACCTTCCATTGCTTTTTGTGAGAAGCTACGAGATTTTTTTACTATTGGAGCTACTGCGCCTGTAACAGACTTAGCCAGTGCCGGGGCTACTTCTCCTGCCAACATAGCTGGTGCTACGGCTCTTGACGCTTGAGCCAGTGCCGGGGCTGCTGCTAATGCTGCGCCACCGGATAAGAGTCCTGCACCTACTGCTAAGCCAGCTTGTCCAATTTTCTGAGCACCTTTCGCCTGCTCATCTTGCGAAACATTCGCCAGCTCATCAGGTCTAGCAACGCCTTGAGCTTTCCGTTTACCCTGCTGATAGCTAGCGGAACCCTCTTTAGATCCTGAAAACGTATTACGAAGAAAGTCCATTATGTAATCGGTTCCGTAACCAGCAGTGGTAGCAGATAAGATAAAGGATTTTATCTTTGGGCTTACCGAAGACATTCCTTTCATAGCTACAGTGGCAGGAATTCCCTGCTTCAAAAATGGGATTATTTTATCTATCATCTTTTTCCTGTTGTTTTTCGTAACAGTGACTGAAAAAACCCATATTTCCCAGTTTTTTTGCCAAAACTAGCTGAAGCTATAAGATCTGTAAGCGACGGGTTAACTGGAAGCCTTCTATCTAGCTCTCTTTGCTGTTCTACTGTTAAAGATATCTCTTCCGACTCTACGAGTCTATCTAAAGCATTAAAAAACATTCCTTCATCAAAACCAAGATCATTGAATGCTAATGAAATTGATTCAACAGAATCCAGTGGACTCATAGACTGTGCTAGTGATTGTGCGTACTGCTGGGCTGACGCTTCATTCATTTTTATATTTACTTGTCTAGCAGCACTTTCAGGCATGATTTTTTGAAGACCTGAGTATGATGACCGTTTTTCGAGTTGAGCAAGCTGTTTTTTGACATTCGTCCCCATAGGATAAGCCAAAGATGATGCAACATGTTCGCCATACCCTTTTTCGATTAGCATCGAACGGTACTCATCTAGTGCATCCTGGTCTTCAAATGTTTTTCTGTAATTAGATAATTCTTTGAGGGTTTTTTCCGATCCTCTACCGAACCAACTAGCATTTGAATAACTCTTGAAATCATTTATAGACTTAACGGTATTTAGCGCTTCTCGTGCTACTTCTTCTGCTGCCTGTGCTGTTGTCTTTCCGTTGTACACTTTGTCGATTGACTTGTTTATTAGTGTATCCTGAAGAGTACCAGGTAGCTCTCTCCATGCGTCTTGCAGAGATTGAGATTGAAGTTTGCTGAGAATTCTTGAATTTGTATCGTCACGCACTTTTTGCGTCAGAGCTTCTTTAGTGCCGGCGATCTTTTGTCTTTGCTGAAGTTGTTTATTTTGAGCTTCTACATCTTTTAAATATGCTTGGGCTGCTTCGTTAATTGTTGGGTACAAATTTCCAGTTGTTTTTCTGAGTTGATTTGCACCGATTAAAATATCTCTTTCATTCGGTATGAACTCTTTGTCAGTTAATGCTTTCTGGTCTTCTTGAGAAACTAAACTTGTTCTGATTCCACTTCTGTTAACTCTGTCATCAGGAGGCGCAGCGACAGGCGCAGCGACAGGGCTATTAGGCTGTCTAGTAGTCTGATTGTCGATAGCTTGAACACCAGTAGAGGTAGATTCTACCCTATTACTTGGTGTACTTGTTCTTTGACGATCTAGCTGACTACCGTTTTTATCTAGATTTTCTATATCCCTTTCCCGTAGTGAGCTCTCAAAAAGCGGGAGAACTCGCTGCAACTCTTGATCTGTCATTCCAGGTATAGAGCGCAATTTAGTGTATAGTTGAAGACGATCGGTAACGCCCTCTTTGGAAAGCTGGTTTGCTAAATTTGAAATACCGGAACTAGTATTTTGTTTAGAAAACTCAGAACTCATGCTTTCGCCAAGATTTCTGCCAAAATTCTCAGCTAGCTTTCCATACGGTGTTGTTTTCTCAATTATTTGTACCACGGTTACACCAGCTTTTTATTTTGTTAGGAATTTATTTGTCATAGCATTCGACACAGCGCCACCAATCGGGCCACCTACAGCTGTTCCAAGTCCCGTCGCCAGAGCTGGGCCAAAGGAAGTTAGAAAACTCTCTCCTAGACTCGGCTGACGTGGGGTGTATGTACCTTGGCCAGTTGGTGACATTCCTCCCCTTACTAGTCCTGATAGTCCCTCTGCACCTCTCTGTCTGAGATCTGCACGCATTTGTCCAATTCTCTCTGAAAGATCTGTAGCAGCTCGCCCGGTTTCTTGAACAAAATTTCCACTTGATAATCCACCAGAACCTAAACCAGCGAACTGCTCAGCGATACCAGGCATAATATCTTCGTTAAACTGTCTCATTAAAGGTTGTGAAAATGCTTCGTCACCTTCTCCAGAAACAAGCCCTCTAAAGTAATCGGTGGTCTCCCCTGCGGCTCCGCCAACGCCCTTTTGTGTAAGAGACTTTAAATATTCCTGCTGAAATCTTTGCTGATCTGGAGACAAGTCGCTAGAGTATCCAATACTCTCAGGAGTGTCTTGCCAGAATCCGCGACTTTGAGATCGTTGTTGTGGTGATTTTAAAAATGCCATATTTCTTCCTATGCCTGATCAATATATTCAATAACAATGTACGCACAATCATACGCGGAATAGTCAGTTGCGCCGTCACCTGAAATTATCACATTAGTATTATCTATTGATATACCAATATTTGAACTTGCGACGGGATCGACGTGTGGAAGTGGAATCCCAATAGTAAATGCCACACCACTTCTATCTGTAGCTCCCCCGTAAAATCGAGTGATACAGGTGTTCGCACTAAACGTTATCCCGTGAGGCACATTTTTTGGATTAGTAACAGCAAAGTCAGGAAGAGGACCAATGTTAATTACTTTTCTAAAAACATCTCTAAACTCGTTTCCTGTTCCTGGTATCCAGCTTTGCCCGGTAAGCGTCTCCCTGTCGATATACTGTGCATAATCGCGAGAGTTGACACCGTTAGTTACATCTCTGAGCCTCTCAGTGATAAAGCCTCTAGCGTCTTCCCAATCCTTTGGAATAAAATCATATACTGAGATGTATGTTTCAAAATCGCTTGTTGGTATCATTTACCGATTGCTATCCACGTAATTTTTCCAGGGTTAAAAAACTTGCTTTTAGTAAGAGAAAATCCATTTACTGCTTGCGAGAGTACTGCTACTTCGCTTGCGCTGTCGAGTGATGTAGCTACAACTGAATATGAGGCGGTTGTAAAATCTGTTAGTCCAAAAGTTGTAATATAGGTAACAGCTGTTACCTGTGCATTTACATTAGCAACACCCCACTTGATGCTTAATCCACCAGGAAGCGTTGATTCTCCGTTAGCTGAAGCGATTACGGAGCCCGTGAGCTGGACCTCTGTGCCACTGCTTACCTCTCTGTAAAATAACTGGGCATTTCCTGCAGGATCGTCTTTATTGTATATTGCCACCTCTGTTGAGCTAGTCGTTGGTGATGCAATGGTTTTAGCTGTAAGATTCACATAATTGCTGTAAACGTGCTTGCCTGCGTCGCCTGTTACGTCAGAGAATTTTATATGATCCACATCGAATATTGAATCTAGTTTTGAATTGTTTTCTAAAATCTGTGGCTGACTAATTTTTAATTTGTCAGTTCCTTGTGGTATTGTAGGTACGAAAACCATAATTCAATCCTTTAGTTTGTTATTCTTCCTGCTATTCTTTCCCAAATAATCAGGGCATGAATTTGAACATCTGTAATTGCTGAATTTCCATTCATTTGGGAGTTGCTTAGGCTAAATTCAATTTGAAGAAAGCTCGCGTTTTGCTGTGTAAAGATCCTATGCCAGTACTTAGATGCTCCGATGATGTCGAAATCACTACCGTATGTTGGTACTCGTGTGTTGAAAAACACATCATTAACGTTTACTGAAACATCATTTTGATAGTCTGCATAAACTTTATACTGAATTTCGCTATCGTCAGTCGCTTCTAGCAATGCGTCGATATACCCGATTTGAATTTTCTTTCCCTCATCCATGTGATGGAACTTCTTGGTCAGAACTCTAAAGTTATCCCTTATCTTTATTTCTCCACAGCCTATATAGACACCAGCAGCGTCAAGCTGCGGATTGTCCCAAGAGTCTGTGGTTGAATCATATGTATATAACTCAAAGAGATCATTGCTTGAAGGTGAGACGTAGAAGACTTTGTCATTTAAAGATGAGGCGAATGGTGTCCCGGTCGGTATGTTGATGATATATATAATATCACCTTCAGCCAAATTGTGATTAGGGCTCGAAATTGTTGTGGGGGTTGTTACATTTCCAGTGATTGCTTTGATCTGCAAGCTTTGGTCATTAGAAATTAGGACACCATTTTTATGTACAAAACCTTGCTGATTACCAGAAATAACTATCGGCTCGTTTTTTTGCTGGGAACTCCAGGATAAATTATATTGTTCCCATGTCATATCACCAACTTCGTCCCAAGTAGGGTCTTCAGTCAACCAAACATAACCAAAACATGTTACAGAATCTTTAAATATAGCCCATGAATCATTTTCGTCGTTGTAAACTAATACTTTATTTGGGAATTTACCTTGAAACTCCCCACCGTCGTTTGATGTATACGCCCAAAAGCTCAGATGCTTTTGTATGTCTCGAATTCCATAAACACGTTTATTTCCATCGTTTTCATTTTCTATGTTTATGGCGAAATCAGGAATCTTTATATCAATTGGTTCTGACGAGAAGCTATCACAGCTTACAATTCGCTTATCTCCGATTCCAACAAGCGCTTTGTCAAATGTAACAGATGAAAACGTGGAGTCTGACCCTAATTCATTGTTAACTCTCTCAATTTGAAAGGGCGTAATATCTCTTCCAACATATCTAAGCTGCCAAGTTGATCTTTCACAGTAAATAACCAAATTATCACGAACAAACCCAGCGCTTACGATATGCTCACTTGTTGGTATATCAAGAAAGCTTCCCTTTCCCCTTACAGTCTGTTGCCATGAGTCTGTGGCTAGAGGCGTTCCAATCTGCGACCACCTGATTCTTTGTCCGTATTGCACTGATGCAGCCGATCCGCCAGCCGTCAATCCTTCGTATGTATTTAGAGCCAGCAACCTGCCCCTAAATGGAATGATAATTCTCGCTGAATATAGGCTATCTAGTGTTGTGGTCAAACGTATAAAGTTTGTCCATGAAGTCCCATTGAAATATCTTATGGGATCGCTTCCAGCACCACTCGTGAAGTTTGTAGCCCAAAACAATTTGTTATTGCTTGCGTCTACCCAATAATTTGTAGAATAAAAGAAATTGCTATCTGTTCCTGACCAAGTTGTACCAGCTGTAGCAGCTTCTTGCCAATTTGTAGCAGACGTGTGCGTGTACGCATACTTAGTATCGAAGGCGATAACCTCCTCATCATTTATTGTATTTAGCTCCCTTGTTCTCAGACCCATTACTGGAAGAGAAGGATAGTATTTGAACGTTATGTCAACCGTCACACCGACAGTAAGTGCAGAAAAGGCCAGAGATATAGCACCAGTGGTGTAGTTGATCGTTCCGGCTGTAAACCCCATGGAATTGGCGCTTGCAGGAACTAACTGTAGAGTCAAAGTTCCTAGTCCTGAAGCATCTTCTATAGTGGTCTCATCAGCACCACCCCTGTCTAATACAATCACAAACTGCCCACATTGTATCTGTGCATCCGCTTCAGTAGCACGAAGTGAAAGTGTCGCAATAACGTCAGCATCTGTGTAAGGCGAAGCTCCAGTTACAGCTAGTGCTTGCTGGCTTAAAGATCTTCTCAGTCGTCCATAAAATTCTTTTCCACGCTTTTTCAAGATCTTTTCTCTAAAGATATAAGCGTTTTCTAGAGTAGGAAAGGCATCCTCGACTAGTAGAAACTCCTCTCGATCTTTCACTAGTCCAGTTTCGAACCCTGATATTTTTATAGGGTTGTATTTAGCCATTAAAAACCGCCCAAACTTCCAAGATTACCAAGTTTAAAATATGGTGATAAATTGTTTTCTGTGTAGATTGTTGCGTTTCTCTGTCCAATTTGCTCATTTGCTATACGATTTCTAACCAGCGACTCTTGCCTATCAACGATTGGAATAATGTTTTCAAGTCCTTCCATGTCTTGCTTGTCTGACATTATCTTTGCAGCAGCTAGTAAAGCAATGTATTGCCACCACTGATTTAAAATCGGCTTATCGGTGTCTTGCGTAAACTGAGTAGGGAATCGATAAGCTTGTAGCTCTATCTTATACACTCTATCAGGTACCGGGCGAACTATGAGTTCATTTTGCCACCATAGTACCGAAATAGGCGCTGATGTTTGGTACGTGTAGTACCAAATCGCAATTTCACTTGAATCGGGTGGAGAAGTAAAAGTAAGTGTAATGGCTCCAGTCGCATACACAACTGTTCCTATAGATGATCCTCCGCCCACAGGAACAATAGTACCTGTTCCAGTACCCGTTGGGTCACCATTGTCCTTGAATGTCGAATATGCTCCACCGAACGTAGCACCTACCACCAATTCGTTTTGCAGAATCGGCGCTCCTACTGCCAGAGAAAACGCTGTAGTTACTGAGTCACCGGTTAAAGATATATCCAGTGTTGATGTAAGCGGAAACTGCGCGTAGAATTCCTCACGAGACTTTGAAAATCTGGCTAAAGAGCCCTGTACATATACAGGACTCCTGACACTTTCGAAAACGTTGGGTCCTGTATTGGCAGCTAGTGTTCCGTCAAGTGCGTATCTATCGACATTTGGCTTTGTATAGACTTCGATCACCTCATAAAATAGATCTGACTTTATGTCCGCAGGCAAATCTTGCGAGTATGCGGTGTTGATGTACTCATCTAAAGCATCATCACTGAGCTGCAAACTAGAAGATAAACCAGTAATGCGTCGCACTTTAGTGCGAATGTTTTGAACAGTGCTATTTATCTGTGCGACCATTACCAATCCGTTTTTTAAAGTTGAATATCGGCTACAATTTGATGTGTTTGATCAAACTTTCCTTCAACGTTGAGTTCATTACCATTTAAATCGGTGATTCCTGACTGAACTGGAACTTTAAGCGCGTTTATTTTCTTTGCTAGTCCTCTAGGAATTACGTAAGAGTTACCGTGAAAAAACCTAAAAAGTCTTATTGGCTCACCTGGGTGGTCAGCATATGGCGATTCCCACTTTCCATTTTCTTGGTTTTTAAGATTTTGGTATGTGACTGGTATTAATTCTAAATCATTCTTACGGCGAGATAGCATTTCTTTGCGATTTAGCTCTGATAAATTCTTGTATCCGTGATCTTGAACAGCGTTCGCAATACTATCGATCAACCCGTGCTCTTGCCCATTTTTCGTTCTTAGCTTTTTCATTTCTAGAGTCATATAATTCCCATTTTTTAGTTAAAATGGTGAGGGGCATAGCCCCCCCACCGTTGTTTTTCTATGCTTTCTTCCATGCTTGCCATGTGACAACATCACTAGTGGCACCACCTGGGCTTCCTTGTCCACCTGCTAGCCACATGTAAGGAACTTCAAGACCAGATCTAAAAGGATTCAGATCAAGAAGCGTTCTGCTGCTAGAGAACCAGTCGTTATAAAGACCACGCTTACCAGCTAGTCCAGCTAGAGCCCAGTCGTGCGGAACAACTGACGATGCTGGGAAAGCAAAAGTAGTGAAAGCAGTCGATGCAATATCAACTGTCACTGTGCTTGCTGAAATAGCAGTCACTTTTCCTTCTAGTCCGTCGATCTCAACCATTCCAAAGTCAGAAGGACACTTCAAATACAGGACATCGCCTACTGTGTAGTTATGTGCTGTTGAGAAAGTCACAACCGCACTTGCAGCTTTCGAAATGCTAGTGATGAACAGAGCCCCTGGAAGAACTTCAAGCTCATCCGGGATTCGTCTAGCTACAAAAGCTGTTTCAGCTGCAGCAAATCCGCTAGCGTCCAGATACCCAAGTGTAAAAACACTGGAACTGCCGACAGCTGTTACAGTGAAATCCATTCCGCCAATCTGTCGCATTGCAGCATTTTCTGAAATTCGAACACGATCACCGACAGCATATCCGTGAGATGTTGCTGTGCAAACCGCTGGGTTAGCTGCAGTGATTGAAGTTCCTGTTACCGGAGCCTCTGGTGAAGGGATAGACTCTCTATATACAAAGTTCTTTGTAGTATCTAGAGTCATCTGTGTGGTATTTGCTCCACCAGTCTTCAACGTTACCATTGCTTCATTTGGGTTCAGATTAGGAGCCCATTCAAAGATAAAGTTAACATCATTAGTGGCTGCCAATTCTGTCTGGTTAACCACTTTAAAATAATCAGCACCGGCAGGAAGTTGAATTCTTCGTCCTGCACCGTCTGATGTAAATGTTTCTTGTTGGAATAAAGTTAATGATGACATTTGCTATCTCCTATAGTCTTTTTGTGACTTCTAGACCAGAAATCCAATTCATATTAGTAATAGCTCTAGCAATAGCAAATTTAGCATACATTCCGTAATTTTGCGCCACATTTGACATTACATAATTTGGAATAATACCAACTCGTGTACTGTATCCGTTTTGCTCAATTTTTGAATATGCTTCCATTCCGCACATTGGAACTCTATAGACAGTATTTCCAAGAAGTGAGGCATTGTCGACTTTCGCGCCTTTTGAAGAAACGAAAAATCTAAATCGGCTTACGGAGCAGTATTCTTCTTTCTTTAGTCCAGCTTGTGTAGGATATGCATTTTTAAGAAGCACACCAGATACATTTTGTAGATCTGTTGTAATTCCAGTGTTGCATAATGCAACAAAAGCATCTCTTACCCCTGCTGTTGCAAACTTATCTTCAGCGTCAATCGATTCCATCATCGTTTTAGCGTCAGCAGACAGCAAAACTTGCTCGATATTGTTGATATCAGACCTGTTAATTTCGGTAGGATTGTCAGCACTCAAGCCGGCAGTCGCCGTAACAAACGTAATGTTTTGGCTAAGTAAGTCACGCATTAGTAGATCTTCTTTGTTACGAAGCCACTGTCCTAGTACGATTTTATACTTAGCTTGTATGCCTGGTGAATTAAATAGATCCACCTGCTCATTCACTATAATACTTTTTGCAAAGATCTCTGTTTTCGCGTCTACATCCGTACGAACTGGAATTTCTGGTGCTGGATCAATTCCAGAACCATCAAGACGACCGCCGTCTGTGTTAAGTCGCTCGATTCGACTCATTCGATATGTATCTGACATGTTTTCTTTAGCTTCATGCAGATCAGCAGCAAATGAATGAATTAAATTGAATTGTGGAGTACTTAAAAGCTCCTCTGCCGCTTGAATTGGCAGTTCACTCTGGAAATTTCCAGGTGTAGTTGTTCCTGATGCCATCATTGGCTCCTGGGTAAGGTATCTGTATACTTTTCAGGTGGCGAGCCGTAATTACAGCCAAAGATATTTTATAGATGGTTGATTTCTCAACGGTGGCTAGCGAAGCCGAATACAGCTAATTAAATATTACCACTATATTTTTTTGCACACAAGCGAAGTAGCATTTGACCTAAAGAACTGGATCCACTGTTTTAAGGTGTCGACCCGTTTCTTTAGGTAAAACGCTAGCACTTAAACACTGCGGGCCATCGCTAATATTCGCTGATAGTTGGCTGCTTTCTCAGTATCTGATATGCGCCTTCCACTTGATGACTCTGCTTTTCTTACATCAACTGCCGTCTGAATGTTTTGAGGCTTGTTTAAGTTCTTATCCACGACAGAGGATGCCATTTTATCACTCTCAGGGACTAGCTTCTTGATTAGCCCGTATACTCGACTCCACTTATCATATGAGTGAGGTAGATCGCTGATGGTAGCTTCAATTTCAGGGTAGTGATACTTTAGATAGAAAATGTTTTCCTCATTAACAACTTTTTCAAAGTCTTGATGATTCTTCATCAACATATCAGGAATTTTATCTATACTATCTTTTCGTTTCTGATTTTCTTTCTCTTCATTCTGTTTTGATAGGATTTCTTTAATCGCGTTTGGAATAAAGTCTTTTAGGTAGCTCTTAAGCTCGCCACCAGTTGGGATATCATCATCCATGATATCGTATATCAACTGTTTTTCTTCTGTTTTGCTGATTGCCCCGCTTTCTCTTCCAATTGCAATTTTTTCTAGTGCTTGAGTCAGCATATTAATTTGAGCGTCTTTTTCTTCATTCTTTCGAGCTGCTTCTTTTGCTATCTTTTCTTGCTCCTCGGACTGAATTTTAATTCTATCTCTTTCCTGCCGTGCTTTTTTCCAATTTATTTGTGCTTCTGATAAGTTTTCATCGTCATTATTGTTTGAATTGTTAGATGACCCGGCTTCATCAGTAGGGGCTATATTGGTATCTTCAGTATTTAACTGAACTTCTTTTTTTTTCTCTTCTAGAGCATCACTATTTTGTGTATCATCCATTTTTTATCCTTACATTTAGTTTAATTTGAATAACAAGCCCACATCTTCTGTCATAAATGATTTCGCAGACTACAAAAAAAACACTCGAAAAGAATATTCGAATGTTCCCATTGAGGTTTTGTGTCTTCCAAGAGTAATCAACACATTCCTTAAGAAAAATAAATTCTTGAGAGTATCCGATTTACTCGGGATCGAACTCAAAAGTATCAAGGGGATTAGTGACGTCAGGGCTAGTGTCATTTACAAGAGACTTGTCGTTTTTGGGATTGATACGCTGTAGGTGCTCTTCTTCTGACAACATTTCAATTCCGGTCTCTTTTCTAATGCTTTCCCAGAATTTAGTGGTAAAGAAATAGTTTGACCACCGTTGCATATTCTTATGTTCTTTATCGACATTGATAATCACTGAGAGTGTGGCCATCATTTCAGGCTCTGGAAGGCACCAAAGCCCTCTAGTGGTATCAGTTTTCTTGTTGTATAGCCATACAGTTTGGTTTGCCCTAGGCTTTGGAAGAAATGGCCAAGCATAAAACTTTCTTCGTATCATATTGAATAGCATTTGATCTTTTGCAAGAACCATTACAACGCAAAATTCATCCTGATCAAAATGATTAATATGATTATCAATACAAAGTCGAATTTGTGCATCGATATCTTTAACCATCTCGTTTCCGATATCTAATGCACAATAATTCGATTTATCACTAAACGCGTCGCTTGCTTTTTGTCCGGCTGTTTTTTCTTCAATCATTAATCAACAACTTTGGAAAGTTCTTTTTCGCTTTGGTCCATCTCTTTCAAGCTGTTTTTTGAATAAGGCTTCATTCCATACGCAGTAGACGTAACTGTTTCTTCTTTGTATTCTTTTACTACACCGCAATCGCCGTTTGTCTTGCTGTAAGACTTCATTTTTCCGTCATATGTTTTCATATTAGATCTCCTTGGGGGTTTAGTTGTGGTTCTAGTCCTGGCTCTAGCCCTGGCTCTAGCCCTGGCTCTAGCCCTGGCACTGGTTCGGATACTACTGGTGGCTGATCTTGGTAAACCGGTGCTTGTGGTGGCTGCTCTTGGTAAACTTGCTGAATTTCTGATTGCTGGACGTCTGCTTGATGCTTGGCTTTTAGTATGTCGGCCATTGCAATGGATTCTTTTAGCTGTCTTAGGTCCATATCTTCAAGCTCAATCAATGTTTTAACAAGATTAAGCTCGGCCTGTGTTCTAGACTCTTCAGCCTGTGCCTTGTTGTCATCTATCTTGGATATCTTTTCAAATGCACTAGCTTCTTTGTCTTTAGCTGATGCCATGTCTAGCTTAGACTTAGAGTAATCAAGCATGCGCTGATTAGCAGCTGACTGCTCTTGTCTCTGAGCTTCCATCTGCATTTGCTGCTCTTGCTGCTCTTGCTGTTGTTGCTTGGATTGATTATGACGCTCTATAATTTTTGATTTATTTTGCATCGTTGAAGCCTGAAGTAGATCTTCATCTGAGATAGCAACACCCAACTCTCTAAAGTAAATTAGCTGTTTGAGCTCCATTTGCTTCTGTGTGATTGAATAACTTCCTTGCTCTACTGCAACATCAAATTTTTGTGTATTGGTTAGGCGAAGTCTCTCATCTGGCTGCTCTCCAATAATATTTCTAATCTTTCCATTGCTCCAGTTTTTTCTAATCGCTTCGTTTCTAAGACTTACAAATAATTTCTGACTATAATCAAGCTTATCGAAAATTGTCTGAAGGGTTGTAAGACCTGCACCTTGTCGAAGCATAGAGAGAATTCCGGACTTATCATCAGTAGCTGATCCTAGTAGCTCTTCGTTAACGCCTGAAATCTTTGATATATCGTCCGCTAGCGATCTAGATAGCTCTGTCATAGACTGAGGAATCCCAGGGGGGTCAATTCTCTCTACGTCGCTCATTTCAGAATTCGAGTTCATCGGAATGAGAAACCCTTGGCCTGTCTGTCTAAATACTTTCTCGTCTGTAACTGAACCAACTTTATATTTGTATCCTGAGTTTATTTGACTCTCGAGGATGTCCAGTTCAATTACTCTACGCCTGTTAAACAAAAACTGACTGTCTCTAAGATTTCTTACTATTCCCTGAAATCTCCAAGCGGAATTGGCTACATCAGGCTCGTGATAGCAAAGAATAGGGATGAAAGGATACCTATCAACATTTAAAAGATTTGTACCTGAGTACATAACTTTTCCGCTAAGAACAATTGCGAGCTTTACAGTCGGCTTTTGAATCTTTTTGATCCTTAGCCATGGTTGTTGCGATAGAGTTAATTCCATTTCATTTTTATCGTCGTCCGGATTCTCCTCCCACTCCATAGTCTCGCCAGTCTTAGTGTCTACTACTATGGTACTAGGTCGAGTATCCATATAATGGAACTCGTCATAGGTAAAAAGCTTTGAGTTCTGAGAGTATAGAGCCTCGGCCTGAATTGGAAATCGTCCATCTTTCACGCCGTCTGGGCGCATTTTTTCAATTTCTTCGGCCATCTGGGGAAGTAATTGCTTAGCTTTTTGCTTGCTCACCCACTTCCTTCGCCAAACAAAATTACAGTCGCTCAAATCTTGCTTTCGAAAGAATGGATCGATCATAAAATTATTGTACGACACATTATCGCACATAAGATCCCCAGATACTGGGTCTGTGGTAAAGTCGTTGTAGAGATGAAGTAGTGAAAGCCCTGTGTCTAGTGCTCCGCCAAAGGCTTGTGAAAAGTACTCGTGAAAGCCTTCCCTTCGCTCTGACCAAAGGCTAAGCTTGGTCCACTGATCAGATAGCTTTTGATCCTTGTCTTCCACAGCAATGAGAGCAGAAGATTTTCGGTTCTGCCGTTGATAACCTTCGATCATGTTCGTTTGTCGACGAATATAATTAAATGATACGTTGTTTCTCTGACCATACGAATTTAGAAAGTTTTGATCTCCGATCTTAAATCTCTTATCGATTTCTGCCTCTCTCCAGAAAGCAGATGATGCAGTATACGAGCTATCGTAGTGATAAGTCATTAGCTGCTTTATGTCGGCATCGGTCGAGCTGTCAGATATGGGAGATAGCATTTACAATCCAATTTAATTTGTTATATTATCACAAAATATCAGAAATCAGAAATAACTTGATGAATTTATTTCTCCAAATATATTGTGTCCATTTGATTGGCTTCCATAGGCTCTTTGTCTCACTGCGTCTATGGAGTAATCTTTATCTAACTCGCCAAATGTTCCTTTTGGAAATGTGGAAAAAACACTGTACCGAAGTGCGTCACAGTTTGACACTAAAATTCCATTTGCAAAGTACTCGTGCTCGTCTTCAACGGTCAAGTTGTAAACGTCTATTAAATTTTCCTGCACATCTTCCCGAGCAAAACATAGTTCTATTATATTTGTTTGTGACAAAGGTTTGGATACACAACTTACAGCTTCTATTTTAATTATCAACCCCTGAATCTCTTCGGTGTTTTGCTTTTCAATTATTGCTACAGAATCGATTTTTTGACGGTTTGAGCGACATATCTTAAAGCATCCATTTAAAGAATTCAATGGTCTATAGCCTTCAACTGTCCAAATAGGATGATTTCCCGTTGCTGTAAGTGTGTTATCTCCAGCCTTGAGTTCCCATATATCACAACTCCTACTGGACATTGTCGCAACGACCTTCTTGTAGCCACGCCTAGTCAATACAGAATCGCCAACACACAAATCTTGAATTGGAACATCACCGGAATCAGTAGAAATCATTGTGCCCTTAACAAAGCACAGATGATCGAATTTCTTAATTGGCTTGTCCTCTCCACGCTCAACAGCCTTAGGATCCCATGAATACGATTTTATTTCTTCAATTAGTTTTTTGCACGAGGAGTGGACTACCAAATTCTTTCCACCAATCCACTTATTCACTGTTTGGATCCCCACTTCAACATTATTGTTTGCTGATTTTACAGGAAGGCCCCTATTTCCTAGCTCTAATTTAAAACTTAAAGCAGAAGGATCTAGGTATATTGTTTTTACCGGGTACCCCTTAAGCCACTCTTCAATATCATCTGCTAACTCAGAATCGGTTTTTCCTCGTCCTGCTTCAGCTGAATTAAAGTAAAAGGTGTCTTGAACCCTCAGTTGAGGATATCTTGATGGTGAGCATGCCAGTATTACCGCCGCTGTGGGGTTTGCTGACCCATAGTCGATACCACATACTAAGAAATCTGGGTTATTTGGCTCTTGAGTATACAAATTATCATTATCAAACTGATCGTAAATCAGCCCATGAGCGACTGCCCACTCACCGAGGATATATCGCTTGTACCACATTCCCGTGTATTCTTTTTTCAATGCATTTTTGTACTCGTCAGTCAATATCGGATTGTCATCTAGTACAAACTTCCAAGAAATAAGATTTAATTCATCTTCATGATCAAGAAACTTTTGTTTTAGCCAATGCATCGGATTGGACGGGTTGCACGAAGCTAGAAGCTGTGCGCCGGGAACGCTAAGTCTTGATAAAAGCATGTTCCAAAAGTTTTCTGGTACCTCTGCGCACTCGTCAACGTACGCTAGTGCTAGAGTAGATCCCTGAATGCGACGAACTGCTCGTTCGTCATTTGCACCGACAAAATAGATTTTTCTACCAAGAAAAGTCATTTCGTTAGACTTGGACGATGGAACCTTAGCGTTAATCAGCTTGCAAAGGTCTGTAATGACGTTTCTCTGTATAGCATCCCTGGTTACCCCAACTACCAGAGTGTCGCCACGTGGGCCCTCTGTAAGTAGCTCAATGAACTTTATGAGTGATGAGTACGTCTTCCCACTACGGACAGCCCCGCACCAGATGTTTATTCTTTTATTGGCTTGAGAGTAAGCCAACTTTTGCTTTTTGCTAAGCAATGGAATATCAGGTTTAATCACTTTGGATCTGTTGCCTTATTTCGCCAATTAAAGATTTAGCATTATCTCTTTCTTCTTCAAGGGGGTTGTTGTTTGTGGTGTTGTTGTATGGAGAGTCTTTAGCATACCTCAATATAAATTGAGCTTGTCTTGCTGCTAGATCAGCCTCAGTATCAACCCTGTCTAGCATTTTTTGAAGAACTTGTTCGGCTGTTTCAATTTTAAGATTTCTTTTTCTTCTGGTCCCGATTGCTCTTGCTTCCACTATTTCAGGGTATATATCTAGCAAATCGTAAATTGTTCTTACTGAGCAATTCATCATATCCGCGACTACAACAACCCGTCCATACGCCTCTATGAATAAATCTTGAACTTTCTCGACTGGGAATTCTTCCAGTACTGATTGCCCTCTAGTGGCCATTGTCACTCTCCGTTTTGTTGTATTGTGTTGCGTGTTAGTGTTAATATTATTGAGTTTTGTATCCGTTGATCCTCATTGGAACTATTAAAGATCCCCCCCCTTAAAGTTGATTTGAATGGAGGAAACAAATCTGCGCAATCGCACTCTAGGGAAGGGAATTATTCTTTTGGATTATCAACCTTTCCATACAACATTAATTTCGGTTCTTGGATTTTCGTCGTATATTTTTTGTGCATGTATTTTATAGATTTGTCGATCATCCGCATATACTAAATTATTGATGGAATCCAGATAAAGTTTCAAAATATTATCAAGATCTGCGGTGTTAACGTGCGGCTTTCCAGCTGAATCCATTCTTTTTTTCTTCGACCAGCTTGGAGGTATTGGCATATAAAAAACAATATTCAGCTCTACAGCACTGATAATTTTTTCGTTCTTCCACAATTTGGCTACCATCGCTCTTACTGCGTCTTGATCTTTCTTTGAAGCGCTGTAGACTTGTACAAACTTTCCTCTTCTAGCGAATTTCGGTCTTTTTTGCGCCAAAGGAGGTCCTGGTATTTCAATTATAAAATTCACAATTGATCCTGCATATCGTAGATCTCTTCTTACATCTCTTCTTACATCTCTCTATTGGGTCGTTCGCTTATACACTCAAGAATCATTATGATAACCTTAGTGAATATGAACCCGGTTATGAGTCCTAAGCCCCATTGCATTGTCTTAAACCCTACTAGTGTGATCAAAAAGGAATCCCCTGATCTTTGTACTGCTCATATTT